ACAAGAAAGTATTATAGAATTTATACCTAATACATGATGGGAGTTGAAATGAATGAAAAATTAAAAGTCGATAACAATTTAAATAATGTTATATTTGGTGAATCTTTATCTGGCGAATCGCTTGAATTAAATTCTCTTTCCCAAAACTTTTTAGTAAAATCTACTGCGTCTTCTATAACAGGACAAGCAGATTCCGACAAAGACTACCGAGAAGTAAGAGATAATCTTAAGCGAGTTATTGTTCAGTCGGAAGACGCAATTCAAGGTGTGCTTCAGGTGGCTCAGGAAACTCAAAGTGCCCGAGCATACGAAGTGGCTGCACAACTAATACAAGCGAATAATAAACTGATGCACTTGCATAAGCAGTTGAAAGATATCAAGCGCGAAGACCCAATCAAAACGGCAGGCAATGTTACAACTACAAATAACAACATTTTTGTTGGCAACACCGCCGAACTTTCCAAGTTTTTACGGGCTCGTAGAGATTTAGAAACAGCGACTAAACAACTTCCGCCCGATGGAGATATTATAGATGCCCGCTAAACAAGGAATCGCTTATCTCGGCAATGCGCTTCTCAAAGGGCCTGGTGTTAAAATTGAATATTCTCCCGAGCAAATGGAAGAGTATGTTAAGTCCTCGGAAGATTTAGAATATTTTTTAACAAAGTATTTTTATATTCGTTCGCTTGATAAAGGTCCAATACTTTTTGACCTCTATGATTATCAAAAAAGGTTTTTAAAAGAAGTTAGAAACAATCGTTTCTCAATCTGCAAATTTCCTCGTCAGACAGGTAAAACATCGTGTGTAACTGGCGATATTCTGCACATGACTCAGTTTACTCCCGACTACAAAGTAGCAGTATTAGCCAACAAACAAAAAACTGCCACGGAAATCTTAGATAGAATTAAAATGGCATACGAGCGTTTGCCTGTTTGGATGAAACAGGGTGTGGTAGAATGGAATAAACAAAGTATAAAATTTGAAAACGGTTCCAAGATTATTGCATCTTCTACCTCCGCTACCGCTGTTCGTGGCGACTCGTTTAACTACATCATGTTGGACGAGTTTGCATTCGTTCCCAACAATATAGCAGACGAATTCTTTGCATCTGTATACCCAACCATTTCATCAGGTCAAACCTCTAAAGTAGTTATTGTATCTACCCCTAAGGGTATGAACATGTATTACAAAATTTGGAAGGATGCTCTAGCAAACAGAAATCCATACAAAGCAATTGAAGTTAAGTGGTGGGAAGTGCCAGGTAGAGATGAAAAATGGAAAGAAATGACTAAAAAGGCTTTGGGGTCAGAACGCCTATGGTTGGCAGAATATGAATGCGAATTTCTTGGTTCTGAAGATACACTAATTTCGCCAAACAAATTGTCCGCTTTAGTGTATGAAGATCCAAAAGCCGTTACTAGAGATGGTTTAATTTTGTATAAAGAGCCTGAAAAAGGCAGAATTTATACCATAACTGTTGATACTTGCAGAGCAATTGGATTAGATTATCATGCTTTTGTTGTTTTAGATGTAACAAAAATGCCATATGCCGTTGTTGCTAGATTTAGAAATAACACAATGCCTGTAATGCTATTGCCTAATGTTATAGCGAGTGTGGCTCAAAAATATAATAATGCTTATATTCTAATTGAAACTAACGATACGGGTCAACAGGTGTCCGACATCCTCCACGAGGAATTGGAGTATGAAAATCTAATAACCACCACAATAAAAGGAAAAAAGGGACAAAGGGCTACCGGATTCGGAGTGGGTAGAGTTCAATATGGTGTTAGAATGTCGAATCAAGTTAAAAAAACAGGATGTTTAATTCTCAAAGAAATGATTGAAGCAGATAAGGTAATTCTCAATGATTTTGATTTAATATCAGAAATGTCCACATTTATATCCCATAAGTCCTCTTATGCCGCTTCTGAAGGATATAACGATGATTTGGTGTCGTGTATGGTTCTTTTTGGATGGCTAACAACACAATCTTATTTCCGAGATCTTGTCAATGTCAACATTAGAAAGAAATTAATGGAAGAAAAAATTAAAAAAATGGAAGAAGATTTACTTCCTTTTGGATTTTTAAGTTCGGAAATAGATTCGCATGAACAGGATGTGATTGACCTTGGAAGAGAAAGTTCTCATCGTATTTTTAATGGGGATGGATTTGCAAGTGGTGGTGACTACAGCACTTCATTCTAATAATCATTTTTGCTAAATATAACTTGAAACCTAATTTTACACTTCCTAACAAGGAGAACGATAGATGGCATTCCAATTAAGTCCAGGCGTAAGCGTAACAGAAAAAGACCTAACAACAATCGTTCCTACCGTGGCTACAACTGCCGCAGGTATGGCTGGATTGTTTGAATGGGGCCCCGTAGGGCTACCAGTAACAATAAGTAGTGTGCAAGAACTAGGAACACTATTCGGAATGCCGAGAGACGGCAACGCCGATTGGTGGTTTACCGCTTATAACTACCTTGGTTACGGAAATAATTTAAAAATTGTTCGCCATGTTAGTTCTGCTGCAAGAAATGCAACGGTTGGTACAAAAACACCGGCATTAATTCGCACTGTAGATTCTGCATCAATTAGTTCGGTGGCAACAGTTGCTGCCAATGGTGCTTTTGGTGCTCGTTATCCAGGCGAACTAGGAAATTCGTTATGGGTTGAAATTTGTGGTTCATCTTTATCTGCCGCAGGCGAAGGAGCAACTTTCGGTAGTTGGCAATGGAATAGTTTGTTCAGTGGAAGACCAACAACTTCCGCATATTCAGACCGATTGGGAATAGCCGAAAATGATGCATTTCACTTGGTTGTTGTGGATTATGATGGTAAATTTACAGGAACTCCACTAACAGTTCTTGAAAAATACGAAAACATTTCAGTTCATCCTGGTGCTATAAATTCTGACGGAACTCCTCTGTTTTATAAAACCAAGATAAACGATGAGTCTCGCTATATTGTTGCGATAGGTACTCCATCCACTTTTGATGTTTCTGAATTTGCTGGTGGTATGACTGCTTGGGGAAATCACACAGCAACTTGGACTAACGCAACTTCATATCAAACTGGTGGAAACTACTTTGCTAGAATGAGTGGTGGTACCGGTCAGTTTACCGGCGAATCGACAATTGTTGGTGCTATAGGAGAAGGATACGATGTATTCGGCGATGCAGACACTATTGATGTAAATCTTGTTCTTGGTGGGCCTTTGACTGGAAATAACGCACAAAAACTGTGTGATATTGCAAAAAATCGCAAAGATTGTGTGGCGTTTGTTTCTTCACCAAACAAAAATCCAGCAGAAAGTGCAGCCACAAAAATTTCTAACTGCATTACTTTAAGAAATGCGGTCGGTAATAATAACTATGCATTTATTGATAGTGGCTACAAATACATGTATGACCCATTTAATGACACCTATCGCTATATTCCTCTAAACGGAGATGTTGCGGGACTATGTGCCAGAACCGATGTTACTAACGATCCTTGGTGGTCGCCAGCAGGGTTTAATCGTGGGCAGATTCGTAACACCATCAAATTGGCTTTCAATCCAACAAAAACTGAGAGAGATAATTTATACTCTTCTGCAATAAATCCAGTAGTAACATTTTCTGGAGAAGGAACTGTGTTATATGGTGATAAAACTGCTCAGACAAGACCCTCAGCCTTCGACCGTATAAATGTTCGCCGTCTATTCATCGTGCTAGAAAAAGCAATTGCAACCGCTGCTAAGTATAGTTTGTTTGAATACAATGACGCATTTACTCGTTCTCAGTTTAGGTCATTAGTTGAACCATTCTTGAGAGATGTACAGTCTCGTCGTGGAATAACCGACTTTAAGGTTGTATGTGACGAGAAGAACAACACACCACAAGTTATCGACAGCAATCAGTTTGTTGCCGACATTTATGTGAAGCCAAATCGTAGTATTAATTTTATCCAACTCAACTTTGTTGCTACCAAGTCGGGCGTATCGTTCGAGGAAGTAGGAGCCTAAATAAAAAGGAAACAGGAGAATAGTTAAATGGCATACAGTCAATTTAGCATAGACGCATTTAGAGCAAACCTAATAAATGGTGGTGCAAGAGATAACCTCTACTTGGTTTCTGGTGTATTTCCAGGAACTGCAACAGGCGTTATTAATGCTGCTGCTAGTGTTGCGGGAGCAGTTTTCGGCGGAGCAGTAGCAGGAGCAATCACAAATGTTGCTGCTGCAATAGGATTAAGTAATCCTGGCGCTCAAGTATCGTTTTTGTGTCGTGCAGCAAACATTCCTGCTGCAACTCTTGGTCAAGTTGAAGTGAATTATATGGGAAGAAAATTAAAATATGGTGGAGACCGAGAATTTGCTGATTGGAACATCAAGTGCTATAACGATGGTGCTTATCAATTACGCAAAGCATTTGAATCTTGGTCAAATGTTATAAATTCATATCAGGGCAATGTTGGCCCAAACAACATGAATTCGTATCTATGCGACTGGTATGTTCAACCTCTAACCCGCGAAGGCAATCCGATTGCCACCTACAAAATGGTCGGGGTATGGCCTAGAGAAATTCAAGGCTCCGAAATGAACTTCGATTCTAAAACTAACATTTCAGAATTCGGTGTTTCAATGTCGTATCAGTATCACGAATTGCAGGATGTAACAACCTAAAATATTTAAGGAGTATTTACATAATGGAACTCTTCGGCTTAAAAATTGAGCGGTCGAAGAAGCAAAAAAGCGACTTCAAAGCACTCAAATCGTTTGTAGTACCTACTACAGACGATGGTGCTATTCCAGTTGAAGCAGGCGGCTTCTATGGTCAATATGTTGACCTTGACGGCTCGGTTCGTAATGATTATGAACTAGTTGCAAAATATCGTGAAATGTCTATGGATCCTATTTGTGAAACTGCCATAGATGATGTTGTAAACGAAGCGATAGTTTGCGAAGGAAAGCGTTCTCCTGTAAAAATTTATTTTACAAGCGATTTGACTGTCAGCGAAAATATTAAAGATAAAATTCAAGAAGAATTTAAAAACATTCTTCGTATTATGCAATTCGAAACCAAAGGTTACGAAGTATTTCGTCGTTGGTATGTTGATGGAAAAATATATTTTCATATTATTGCTGATGAAAAGAAACCCGAAAAAGGAGTTTTAGAACTTCGTTTTGTTGACCCGCTAAACATCCAAAAAATTCGTGAATTTGAAAAAGAAACTCGTCCTGATGGAACAAAAATTATCACAGGATATCGAGACTTCTATGTGTATAACAAAGACAATCCAAGAGCCGGAGGAAACGCATCAGGAATAAAAATTAATGATGATGCCATTGCATTCTGCTCGTCGGGTCTGTTTGATAGTCGTTATCGCCGCACGGTAGGAAATTTACATAAGGCTATCAAGCCACTAAACCAACTTCGCATGATGGAAGATGCTGTGGTCATCTACCGTATCTCCCGTGCGCCTGAACGCCGCATCTTTTACATAGATGTTGGTTCGCTACCAAAGACTAAGGCAGAACAGTATGTAAAGGACATCATGGGTAAGTATCGTAACAAACTAGTTTACGATGCGAATACTGGCGAAATCCGCGATGACCGCAAGTTTATGAGCATGTTGGAAGACTACTGGCTACCTCGTCGTGAAGGTAGTAAGGGTACTGAAATTAGTACACTCAGCGGGGCACAAAACCTTGGCGAATTACAAGATGTTGTGTACTTCCAAAAGAAACTGTATAAGGCTTTAAATGTTCCGGTATCTCGTTTAGAGCAAGATAAAGGCTTCCAACTAGGTAGAGCAGCAGAAATAAGTCGAGATGAACTTAAATTCAACAAATTTGTAATTAGATTGCGTAATAAGTTCAGCGAATTGTTTTATGATTTGTTGCGTAAGCAACTTTTAATGAAAAATGTAATTAAACCTGACGATTGGGCAGGATTAAAAGAATGTATATTTTTTGATTTCCTTAAAGATAGCCATTTCGTAGAATTAAAAAATCAAGAACTCCGAAAGGGCATGTACGAAGAACTGACTCAAGTTGAGAAATACATAGGTAAGTACTATTCTCACTATTGGATAAGAACTCAAGTTTTGAACATGAGCGAAGCACAAATTAAAGAAATGGATAAACAAATTCAAATAGAACGCAATGGTGGTCTATATGCACCAGACAATAGCGTTTACGGTCTACAATAACGGAGCAACTAAATGGAAAATCTTCAAAAAGCAATAGAAGCCACAAAAGAAAAAAATGCAGTTGATTTTAAAGAGTTGATTGCTTCCGAATTGGCTAATCGCCTTTACTCGGCAATCAACACCAAAAAAGAATCAATTTCAAAAACTATAAACACAACAGAAACAGAATCTGATAATGAAAGCATTTCATCAGAATCTGAAGTTTCTTCCGAACCAGTAGAAACTGCTGTAACTGAAGCAAATGTTCTTGCTCCGTCCGCTCCAACAACTGGAGCAAAAGTAGGAATTCCTGGTTCAGAAAGAAGTAATGCTGGAGGTGCAGAAGTACCCGACCCTTTAGAAGACGGGTTAAGAGACGAAATCGAAACCGCATTCGGAGTTAAAGGTTCAGCAGGAACCGTGACTGCAAAGGATGACGATATTTCTCTTGACCCTAACTTTGAAAAAGAATTCTTTATGAAAGAAATGGAGCATAAAGGACACAAAATAACAATTAAACAAGTTGGTCTTGGTCTATCTAAACCTGTTCGTGTTTATGTTGATGGAAACCGATGGGAATTTTTTCCTGGTCCCGAATCTGCTTTAAAAGCAGCAAGGTCTTATGTTGATTCATTGGCTTTTGAAGAAACAACAAAGGAAGAGTTTAATAATCAATCAAATAAAATTGATGAAAAAGTGGAAATAGATGCCCGAACAAGGGTGTTTAAAAACACCGTTGCTCGTTTAGAAAACGCTAGACTAACCAAAACCAATAAAACTGAAAATATTTCATCTGGTTCGATGACTTTAATC